CTGCCGCAAGGTCAACACCTGCGGATTGGATTATTCTGGATGAGCGAGCCATCTTCGATGAGGACATGGCTAAGCAGTTAAACCAGAGATTAGGTAATTCTACGATAGCTAGACGCACTGACGTTGGAACACCCAAGATACCGGGTGATGGTCTCGACACTATCTTTCAAGCCTCTGACCAACGCCAGTGGCATATTAAATGCGATGGGTGTGGAGAATACACCTGTGCGGAAGATGAGTTTTTAAATGATGCAGAAAAAGCTATTATCATTGATAAGAATGATGTCGGACACATTGTATGTAAAAAGTGTAAAAAGTTTATTGTACCTTGGTTGCCGGGTTCCATGTGGGTTCCAAAGTATCGTGATAGAGATGTGGTGGGCTATTGGGTCTCTCAGATGCTCAACCCTAACCGAAATCTTGCTGTTCTTTTAAAACAGTTTCGGGAACCAGAAGCCCATCAGTATTCAGTAGAAGAGTTTTACAGAACGGTTTTAGGTATACCGTTTATAACTGCCGAACATAAGCTGTCACTACAGGATGTATATGCCTGTCTTGGTCAGCATGTTCAAGGCACCTCATGTGAAAAGATAACAACCGTAATGGGAGTAGATATTGGTAAAGTCCTCCATTATGTTATAGGAATAAAAATAGGTGATAAGCAGTATGAGATTTTAAAAGTTGGTCGAGCAGAAGACCAGTATGAATTACATGACGTGGCTGAGAGAATGAATGTTACATTCGCCGTTATAGACCATGACCCTGAAATTCATATGGTTGAAGAGTTTCAAAAAGAAGAAGCACGTAATAATATGAAAGTCTTTTTGAACAGGTATTCAGATACTAAACATGGCCCGGCTGTTTGGAATGAAGATGGCACTGTCGTAAGTGGGCGTACTAAGTGGTGCGACAAGACTCACGATGCTATAGCAGGTAATCAACTTACGTTGCCGATTAGATGTTCTGAGATAGAGGAATATGCTGTCGAGATGACGAATACGGTTAAGATATTGGAAAAGGATGAAAAAAGCGGTTTGACTAAATACAGGTATAGACAGTTATCAAACAAACCTGACCATTACTTCCATGCAACATTGTATTTTTTATTGGCGGCATCTAAGGTATCGCCTGTTAGACGTAGCACAAGAGGTAACGATTTACCTCAAGCATTAAATGAATTTTATTTGTAAAGGAGTTAATCATGGGTCTTTTTGCTCACAGATTGATTGGGGGTTCCAGAGGGGCCTCTGACGAAAGTTCGCTTGAAATATCAGGCGAGAAAGTAAGAATTAAGGATAGTGGTGTTACAGAAGCTAAGCTAGGCTCTGCTCTTGTCGCTGGCCTTACAGTAGGTGCTATAGCCGCTAAGGTTTTGGCAACTACTCAACTGGAAGCATTGCTTACTGGTGGGGCACAGGCCACAGCAATTGCTATGAATGAGGGCGACCTTATTCTGGACGTTATACTGTGTGTTGGCACTGCCGCAGGTGAGGCCGCTACACTGGACGTTGGTCTTGATGCCACCGCTCTTGGAGCAACGGCTGACCCTAATGGCTTTATGGAAGCTGGTAATCTTAATGCTGTAGGTAACTACAGAATAATGGATTCAGTAACAGACGCAACCGAACAAACATATATCGGTGCTTTGCTTGGTCCGGGTCCACAGGTTGTTGACGCTGATGGTTACATCACACTAATATCTTCTGCTGATGAAAGTTCAAGTAGCTTCGTTGGTCAGTTGATAGTACTGTATATTCCAGCGTAAGGAGAACACAATGTTTTTTAATAAAGATGAATCACCCTTTGTGCGGTGGTTTAGCGGAGGTAGTGCCCCGAAGATTAAGGCACCCGAGAAACCAGCCAAGCAAGAAGAGGTCAGACGTATAGACCAGAGTGCCGAAGACGAAAGAGGCCGGGAGAGAAAGAGAATCCCTCCGGGCCGGAAGTCTACACTGTTTTCTGGAATTGAAAAGATGCTTAAAGCTAAATTAGGTAAATAATGATACAGATACGAGAGACACCAACCGAAGAGTTGCTGGCACGAATTAGAGATGCGTATGCTGAGAAAATGCAGTATGTCGCTGTCTTGAGTGAGATTGCCAAGTACCTACTTCCAGAGGCTAAGGATATGGTTGTAACCCGACCAACATCTCATGGCCAGATACATACAGTGAATACGTTTACTGCTGTACCTGCTCTAGCCGCTACGAGAATGGGTGCTGGTGTTTATGCGTATCTGATGCCTGTGGGACAACATTGGTTTGTAGTTAAAGCCGCAGATGAAGAACTGAATGAAATGCTGGATGTTAAGCAATGGCTTAGTGCTTTCCGCATTACAGTTCATCAGTCTCTTTGGGATAGTAATTATCAGAGAGAGATGTATTCATGTATACGAAATCTTTGTATCTTTGGTACAGCATGTATATCGTGTATGTGGGATGACGGTTTGGTATTTGAAAACTACCATCTACGAGACATAGCATTTGAAGTTAATTACCGTGGAGTTATTGATACTGTCTTCCGAACTAAGTGGATGACATGCCGACAAGCAGAGGGTATGTTTGGTAATGTATCATTGGGTAGAACCATTGATGCTGAACGAACTGCACATCCTTATTCATCTAAGATATTTGAGTTTGTTCATTGTGTGTATCCTAATGATAGACACAACAGACAGAAAATAGGTTCATTCCCATTTGCATCTGTCTGGTTGAATAAGTCAGATAAAAAGGTGGTTAAGGTTGGTGGATTCTATGAACAGCCATATGTAGTAGTAAGGTTTACCACAGTACCCGGTGAGAGCTACGGTAGAGGCCCTGCTCACGCCCTACTGCCTGAAATCAAAATGTATGACCGTATGCGTAGGACGTTCATTGAATCGGCTGAGAGGGCACACAACCCGCCTTGGTGGATGACATCAGAGAGTTGTATTGGTCAGCCGATAACATCTCCGGGTGCTATAATTTATGGACACCCAATGTCAGAGCCACCTAAGCCTTTGGTTACTGGTGTGAACTCTCAACTCAATGCAGAGATGTTAAACCAACAGGCTCAGATAATTGAGCGTGGTTTCTTTAATGACCTATTTGATGTACTGGCTCATTACAGAAATATGACAGCAACAGAAGTAGAAGCACGAATGGAAGAGAAGATGGTTCTCCTGTCCCCGGCTATTAACGGACAGAAAGGTGAACTGACCGACCCCCTCATTGAGCGGGCGGGCAAACTTCTTATTAGAAATAATATATTAGCACCCAAACCTTATGGGTTAAAAACAGAAATAATTTACACTGGTAGATTGGCAATGGCTATGTCTACCATGCAGTCAAATGCTCTTGGTTCAGTTATGGCTAAATGGTCGCCATATATGGAAGTACATCCTATCTTTGATAACATAGATATGGACAAGGCTTTCAAACATGACGCTCGGGCACATGGCGTACCAGAGACTTTGCTACTCGATAGTATGCAGGTAAAATCAACAAGAGATGAACGAAAGACTATGGAGACAGCACCACAGGGAGCGGAGATTATGGAAAAGGCATCTAAAGCCTATAAAAATATTCACGAAGCTGGCGGTATAGAAAGTCTAGTTGGAGCAATGTAATATGTACAATGATGAACAGAATGAGAATCGGTTGAGTCCGGACGAACTTAAGCAGAAAGAAAAGGCAGACAGACTGGCATTAGCCTATGGGCAGATTTTTAATTCCCCGGCTGGCAAGTATGTTCTGGCAGACCTTAGAGAGCGTTGTAACGCTGAGAACTGCGGAGTAAGAAACGCACTACACCCAGACCCATATTCTGTGATGTTTGAATGCGGCAAGAATGCCGTGTATAATTTTATTATGGTTTATTTAAGGCACGATAATGAGCGAAGAAAATCTCAACGATAATGGCGGGCAAGTCGAAGACAAGACCCCGGCACCAGAGAGCAATTGGATTAACCCCGATGGCACCTTTGGCGATTTAACAAAGGCACCTGACGGAGTTGGTGACTTCATTACAAAAAAAGGATTCAAAGATTTTGGTTCAATGACCAAATCCCATCAGGAACTAGAGACCATGATGGGTAATAGAGAAAGTTTGATAAGAATTCCGGAGGCAGATGACACCAAAGGGTGGGAAACACTGTCAAGAAAGCTCGGCTGTCCGGAAAAACCCGAGGATTATATTTATGAGGCCCAAGATGGCGACCCAATGGACCCAAACTTGCTGAGTTTGTTTAAACAGGCCGCTCATAAAGATGGAATGCCACAAAAAGCCTTTAAGGACGTGGTTGATTTCCAAATCGGGGCCATAAAATCAGCAAACAAGATATATGAAGATGGTCTTGCCACAGACCTTGCCGATAAACAGGCAACTCTGCGGAAAGGCTTTGAAAGTGACGAAGAATACGAAGCATACACGAAAAAAGCTCTAGGATTCGCAGACCAG